GTCCAAACCAATAGCAGGTGCTGCAAGGCTCCCTTCAGCCAATTTGACGGCATTGGTGGCAAAAGGATTAAGAGACTTGGTCCTCGTGACGTCCATACCGTTCCACGAACCTTCGTACCTTCCTGAGATCTTGTAATATCTCTTCAAAAGCTGAAGGAGAGACATTATTTGCTCGCCCACCGTGTATTGCGAGACAGACGAGGGCCCCTGAGCACCCAAATCGCCTACTGGTGATTCGACGATGGTTTTGATGCCACCCTCTAACCCAGACTGGGGAACGATAGGGACCAAAGAGTGGCGCCGGGGAACATGAAACTCAAGCTCTGGCAAACCCTTTACCTCAACAAGGACGTCGACATCTTGCGAAACAGTGGCAGGGCACCTAAGAGGATTCACCACAAAAACGAAGAGTTTCCCAATGGCCTGACCTGTCTGAATCATCTCTTCCTCCAAGAGGTAAGGAAACTCTAGGCATATCTCAGACCCGGCCTGGATGTCGACAATGTGTCTCGCTAAGCCTGTGGTCTGGGATATGTCAAGATTGACATCGTCTGTCCCAGGCTTGAAGGCGATCATAAGACGCCCCGAGTGGAGCTCAGTTTTGGGTATCCTAAACTTGAGACAAAAGCCGCCGCGATAGTACTGGAACAAGGTAGCCAGAAAAGCGACAGGAGAGTAAGCTCTGGGAAAAATGGGATTGCCCGGTGTGGGTGCCACACCAGATTGAACTGCTCCAAAGTCCCTGGGAATTAACCAGAGGGAGAACAATTGAGTGCCCAAATTAGCAGTAGTGGGCCAAGAAAAAGCTCTTATGTAAGCCCATTGGGACTTAATAAAGGACAAACTCAACTCATCTTGCTCGCCGTTACCTAGATCTGGAATGACCCTAACCTTGTTGTCTGAAGCTAAGCCCAACTGGTGGGAATGGTCAACCCCATTAACATTGTTGGAACCAGCGTGAGTTGTAATAATCACGCGCTCACCGGTGGTGTCGTCTTGTGGTTTAGACCATCCGAAGGCGGAAGCCACTCCAGAAGCTATGTTGGTAAACCAAGAAACAGGCCCGGCTATGGTTGCCAAAGTGGGAATCGTGGCGAGAGTGGATGCCATCACACTTGCCGCTTTTAGCGTCTTGGAAATGGGACCCAACTCTTGTTCAGAAGGATGGGGCTTGGCCTTGAACCGTCCTCTTCCTGCCTGAGCAACTATGGGCATCGAAAGCTCGACATCCTTGAAGCTCATCCAAACAATGCAGTCGGCGGTATTGGTGCCTGTGGAACCGTTTTTCAAAGGAGAATAAACAGATACACCAAAGGAACCCCATGGGCTAACGGAACCCTTCTGGACTAAATCATACCTTGAGAGGGGTGAGATGAACGGTAGGTCAAAAGTCATCTCGTGCTGCTGAGCATCTATGACCGCAGAAGGCAATTGGGTCAAACTAGTGAGGGAGGTTCTATATTGATAAAGCTCGGGAGAAGCTGACTTCCCAGGCATAAAATACCCTAAAAGAGCCCCGCTGTTCATCTTGGAAGCATTAAGTTGGAATGTAAGGACCATAGTGGCTCTCATCAATCCAAAACCTTGCAACTTGTTCCACCACACAGCCCCTACGCTGGCAAAGGCAGTGTCTAAGTTGACCTCAAAAATAGAGGATCCCCTAGATTGGGCAGTGGTCCAAGAAAAACTGTTGATAACCACTGGTCTCTCCAAAAAGGAGTGAACAGTTTGATCAGCTGAGGAGCTAGAAGCCCCCGTAAGATCGGAAGAATGTGACACTGTGGCAGTCACGTCATCCCCACCATGAACATTGGTGGTCGTGGCCATTTTTGAGACGATGGCAACGTCTTCGTTATTGTTGTTTGCGGGTCGACTTTCGCCATTCACACTGACCCAGGTGTGATAGCTATTCGGTTGTCCTGGAGTTTCTGGCGTGCAACACACTCCTGGCAGTAAGGTAAATACCTTAGCGTTCGCCTAGTATGAAAGTAGTTAATTGTTTTAATCGCTTTAAGCGAAGACCGAAGATTTTATACAATAACTATTCAAATCATACATAATACTCCTAGGTTGGCGAGTCCTAGGAGGGAGGAGCAAAGAGCATCACAAGCCGGTGGCATAGCCAACAGCCGCGATCCTCTTGGCCTGAAGGGGCCAATAGCTCGTGCTCACAGGAACATATTCCAAAATGTGCT